TTAATAGTGAGAGTGATTTTAAATGGCCATTAGCTTTAAAAGTGTAGGTGATAAGTCAACATTACGAAAGTTTCATAATGTTCCTGATTCAAAGCCCATAGGTTTAAAGACTCCCATTAGGCTAGGAGAGGGTCGATCTGGATTGTTTGAGATGCATTTCAATCTAGAGAGTCAGATACATGATAATCTAAAGAGCCTTATTCTTACAAATTACGGTGAGAGGTTAGGCGCATATGACTTTGGTGCAAATTTAAGAGAGTTAACCACTGAGTTGTCATCTCAAATAGACTTCGATGCAGAGGCAATGTTGCGAATAAATAGCGCAGTCAATAAATTTCTTCCATTTGTTGAGCTAGAAACATATGAGTCAAATTTTGGAATGACAGGTGTGAAAAAATTCGGAATAGATCCAGGATTAAGTAAGATAGTCATAAACATAACGTATAACATTCCTAAGCTGAGAATAGTAAAAAAGCAGATAAGCGCAATTCTATATGCGATATAGTGATATAAGATGTCTAAAAGTTCTAAAAATATAAAAAACAAGCTAATACAGAAAAAACCGCGATCATATCTAAATCGGGACTTTAATTCATTTAGGTCTGAGCTATTAGACTATGCAAGAACATACTACTCTGATAGAATACAGGATTTTTCTGAAGCTAGCATGGGAGGTCTGTTTTTAGATATGGCTGCGTATGTTGGTGATGTCATGTCATTTTATCTAGATCACCAGTTTAATGAGCTAGATCTTGAAACAGCTGTTGAAGATAAAAATGTTGAAAGATTAGTGAGGGCTGCAGGCGTCAAGATATCAGGTGCGGCACCGGCTTCTGTGTATGTTGATTTTTTTCTAAAGGTGGGATATGAGACAACAGCGCAGGGTCGAAGGCCAAGATCGACAGATCTTCCCATCATCAAAACAGGAACGACAGTGTCATCAAACACTGGAATTGTATTTGAGTTAGGTGAGGATCTAGATTTTTCAAAAAAAACATCGTCAGGAAATTTAATTGCATCTTATGTTGTTGATAAGGCTGACTCTTCTGGATTACCTACAAGCTATCTAGTTAAGTTGACAGGGTTGTGCAAGTCAGGTAAGACCGTTGAGGAAACGTTTACAATAGGAGATGACTACAAGCCGTTTAGAACAATTGTTCTTGGGTCTGAAAATGTCACTGAAATTATCTCTGTTACAGACACTGAGAGAAATGAATACTATGAGGTCGATTCACTTACGCAGGACACAGTATTTAAAAGTGTGATAAATACGAGCAATGATAGTGATCTCGTATCTGATAATTTAGAGCTTTTACCTGCACCGTTTAGATTTATATCTACAACAAGTAGAAATACAGGAATGACGACAATTAGATTTGGATCAGGTGATGCGTCGACTCTTGATGATGATATCATTCCAGATCCTAGCGAGGTGTCTCTCCCACTATTTGGGTCTAAAAACACAATGAAAAGATTCTCTATTGATCCAAACTCTCTTTTAAAGACAAGAACCCTGGGTGTGTCACCAAGGGGAACCAAGGTGACAGTTAGATACAGGGCAGGAGGCGGACTATCTCATAATGTAGGATCAGAATCTCTAAGGTCTATTAAAAATCTAATTACAAAGTTTTCGTCTGGTGTACCGTCATCAACAGTTTCATCAATTAGATCAACAGTATATACAACAAATCCTGTCGAAGCATCAGGTGGAGAATCTGAACTAACACTTAATGAGCTCAAGGCTGTCGCATTAGCTCATAGAAACTCACAGTCTAGAATTGTCACAAAGCAAGATCTAATGTCTAGAATCTATACCATGCCTACTAATTTTGGAAGAGTCTTTAGGGTTGGAATAAGATCAAATCCAAATAATCCTCTTTCATCTATTGTGTCTATTATAAGCAGAGACTCAAATAATAATTTAATAGTTTCTCCAGACACACTTAAGGAAAATATAAGCGAATATTTAAATGAATTTAGGTTGATATCTGATGCGATTGATATTGTTGATGCAAGAATTCTAAATGTCGCAATAAAGTATTCAATTATTGTTGACTCTACAGCAAACAAGGAATTAACTATACAAAAGGTTAACTCTGAGCTTAAAAAATATCTAAAAATTGAAAACTTTCAAATTGATCAACCTCTGATAATGTCAGATCTAATAAATATTATCCTCAACACTGAGGGTGTCATGTCTCATGTTTCGCTTGATGTTCTTTCAAAATCAGGAAATCTTGATGGAAGAGAGTACAGTGGCGAGACATTTAACATCACATCAAATTTAAAAAAAGGTGTGCTGATGGTTCCGCCAGGATCAATTCTTGAGATTAAGTATCCAGATGATGACATTGTTGGTAGCGCGGAGTAGATAAAATGTATAGAATTCTTTCTGCAAGCAGTGACACATACATCACAAATAAAATTATTAATAGCTCGTTTAGAGCGACTGATGCCAATGTCGGCGCAGCAGGAACGTTAGACTTATTTAAATTGTATGATGAATCTTTAATTTCCGGAACTGATGCTCCTACTGAAATATCTAGAATTCTTATTAAGTTTGATCTAAGCCATCTTAAGGCTATTACAGGAACAACACTAGATATCACACATCCGTCGTTTAATTGCACATTAAAGATGCATGATGTATATGGAGGCCAGACAACGCCTTCTAACTTTAATGTAATAATGTTTCCTCTTTCTAGGTCATTTGATGAAGGCATTGGAAGAGACGTTGTGACATTTGAGGATATCGATGCATGTAATTTTCACACGTCGTCAATATCAGGTGGCAAGGCCGTCCAGTGGTATATGTCAGGAGCTAATAAGGATGGACTCTTAGGATCAGATGATATTGACATCATCTCAAGTGGCAATCTTCATGATGGAAACGGAGTTGTGAACCTTTGGAAGAGTCAAGAGTTCAACGTGGGTGAGGAGGATCTGTCTATTGATATAACAACTGTTGTATCTGCAACTCTAGCCGGACAAATACCTGATCACGGTTTCAGATTATCATTTTCAGGAAGTGAGGAGACTGATCACTTTACGAGATTTGTCAAGAGGTTTGCATCAAGACACTCAACCAATACAAGAAAGAGACCAAAGTTAGTCGTAAGATTTAATGACTCTATTCATGATCATCATAGATCTTTTTTCTTTGATGTAACTGGATCTCTATTTTTAAATAACTTCCATCGTGGGTCAAGATTCGACATCTTGTCAGGTGTATCAGCAACAAAGGTAACGGGAACAAATTGTCTACTTGTAACAATAGCATCAGGAAGCACCGGAAGCTCTACATTCTTTTCGAGAACATTTTCAGGATCACAGCATAAGATTGGAAATAACTTTATGAGCGGTGTGTACTCATCAACATTTTCAATATCTGAATTTGAATCTGGAACACTGAGAAATGAGATAATAAATGCAGGATCTGCAACGTTTACAGAGACGTGGAGTTCTCTTGACAAGACTGTTGGATACTTTACAGGATCTCTTGTGATAAACACAGTTAATAGGTCTGCATTTGTTGATAAGACATGCAACCCGTTTATTAACATAATCAATCTTAAATCCTCATATAAGAAGTCTCAAAGGGTAAAGCTTAGAGTGTTTGCAGAGGATATAGAGGATGACATAGTTCTTGTAAAGAAACCAATAATATCTAAGAGTAAAATTTTTACAGAGATGTATTACAGGGTGAAAGACTTTGACTCTAACGACATAATAATTCCATTTGATACAGAGAAAGATGGCACACTACTATCGACAGACTCAGAGGGAATGTATTTTGAATTTTATATGGACAGCTTATCACCAGGAAGAACATACGGATTTGATTTTCTTATTAATGATAACGGAATTGAGCAGGTATTTTCAAACGTGGCAACAAAGTTTAAAGTTGAGTAGGTGATAATAGTCAATGCCTAACAGTAAGTCACGAATATCAAAGAGGCCAAAGATATTTTCACCATCAGTGACAAGAAATGAGGTTGATAGTCATGGATTTGTAAGTGATCTATCTCTAAAAAAGATGGTTGATTCCAATATTGAAAATACGTCATCTTTTAGATATGATGCTCCTGGAACAGGCTTAAGATCGACACAGGAAATTGATATTGACTATTCAAAGTTTGAAAATCACACGTTTTTCAATTCAGCAGAGTCTAAAGTTAATATTGCATTTGATCGAATTATAAATGAGTTTCCGTTTGATGGAACCCGTGACGAGCTAGAAAAGTTTGAAGACTCTTTAACTGGTTTTGAAAAAGATGTCTTAAAAAGATTCCCAAAGAATGTTGGATTTCTAATGTTCAGCGCCTCACACGTAGAGGTTGTAGACTCTGCAGGCAGTCAGTTTCCTAACTTTTCTAAGATAAATACAGGCGATGCAGTTTTAGATGTAGATATGTCATCATTCTCAATAGAGGCACATGTATATCCTGCAAGAACTGGAAGCGATAATCAGGTCATATGTCAAAAACTATCAGGATCAACAGGCGGCGACGGCAGTTTTGGATTTCTTTTAGCTCTAAGCGCATCTAATCTAGATAGAGCAGGAAATGACGGAACGTCTGCAGGTGGATCGGCATCGTCAGATTTGATTTTCGCAGTAAGCTCAGGATCTCTTAGGTTGGCAACTAGTGCATCTATAGACAAGGGAAAGTGGAATCACATATGTGCTGTATTTGATAGATCAGTCAACAGGGGAAGGCTGATGATCTATGTTAGTCAGTCTCTTGTGGCTAGCTCATCTAATGTTGCCCTACCAGGAAGGCTTCTTACAAACCAAAGCAGTTTAACTATTGGATCTGGATCTGCTCAAAACATCCAGACAGGATATCTACCTGGAGAAGAAAAGACGATATTCACACCGCAGCAAACATTTTCTGGTGCAATTGATGAATTTAGATTTTTTCACAATGTTAGAACACCAGAAAGTCAAGGCTTGTATGGAACTAGAAATATCTTTTCTGATAATGATCTTAAGCTATATTTTAAACTTAATGAACCTTATTACACAGGAACATACGGAATAAATAATGTTTGTATTGATAGCTCTGGAAACTCTCTTCATAGTTCAATAACAAACTTCACTGCAAGTCTAAGACTTACAGGTTCATTGACAAATCCAATGACAGCAGAGGATAAAAATATATCACCAATCCTCTTTCCTGAATATTCAAAAGTTGCAAATTTAAATTCAACATTATTGTCATCAGCTAGCAACTATGATTCTGAAAATCCAAATCTTATTACTCGACTTATTCCCAAACATCATCTTTTAGAGGGTCAGGTAGATGAAGGAATGGACAATGAGGATGGACAGATAGGAGAACCATATCTAGGAAAGTCAATACCGGGATCAGGGCAGATAGGATCAGCTCAGTTATTAACATCATTTCTTTTAATTTGGGCTAAGTTTTTTGATGAACTAAAGGTGTTTATTGATCACTTTTCTTCAGTTATCCATACTGATTATGATAGTGCTGACTCTGTTACAGATAAATTTTTGCCATTTGTTGCAAAATACTATGGATTTCATCTACCGTCAATATATTCAAACACTCCTCTTGAGCAATTTTCTAGAGGAGAAAACATTAAAACTAATCAAAGCCTCTCTAGCGAGTCTCTTTCATATATCCAAAATCAGATATGGAAGAGAATCTTAATTAACATAAAGGATATAGCGCAGTCAAAGGGGACAATTCATAGTGTTAAGTCAATAATGAGAGCAGCAGGAATAAATCCTGACAAGGTTTTTTCAATAAGAGAGTATGGAGGACCAAAACGATTCTCTTTAAAGAACAGACGTCAGAAAACGTCCGATGTTTCCTCTATGATAGACTTTTCTGGAAGCTTTTCATGGTCCCCTAAGCATGAGATTCTTGATCTAAGCCAACAAGGATTCGGTTCTTCAACAGGCTCGTTTATAACACCACATTTAGTATCTGGATTCTTATCTAGTTCAAGAATAGAGGCAGGATTTCCTGAGCCAAAGGGCACAATGCTTGATATAAATGATGATGCCGGAAAGTTTCTCCATGGCATCTCAAATGAACCAGGTGACGGTTTTTTCACGTCGGGATCGTTCACATATGAGGCAATATATAAGTTCCCTATAAAGAATGAGTATCCTGTTACACAGAGCCTTATTAGAATTCACACGACAGGTTCAACCTCACCAGCGTCAGGATCAGGATTGGTTCTATCAAACCTGATTGTTCTCTCAGGTGCACAGAACAATGTCACATCAAGCGGATCAGGGCTAAAATTATTTGTAAGACCGTCTATAGGCTCAACTAATGAACCAGTATTCACATTATCATTAACAGGTGTGAATATATTTGACGGAAATCAGTGGAGCGTGTCATTTGGAAGAAATAGGTGCGATGAGATAGGTGCTGCGTCATCCTCATCATATTTTCTTAGGTGTGGAAGACAGTCGTTCGGAAAGGCAAAGGAATACTTTAGCACGTCATCATTCTTCCAGGAAACATCTGTAGGCACGCCTGCTTCAAATCTCTTTCAGGCGCACGGGTCTAGCTACAATAGCTCAGGGCCGTTTCTTGTTGTCGGATCACAGTCAATATCACAAGATACGACAAATAACTACTGTCTGAATGTTGGTGTCAACTCTGGAATTGAAAATCTAAATACAGAGTTTGCTGGAAAGGTAGGTCACATCAGATTTTGGTCCAAGGGGCTGTCAGATGCTGACTGGCGCGAACACGTAAGGAACTTTAAGTCTCTCGGCGTTAGTGATCCTATGTCAAACTTTAACTTTATGACAGAGCCGACGGGAGCTTTTGGCAGGCTGAGACTTGACTGTTCAACCGACCAGGCTGTTACAAATTCAAATGGTTCTGGAGATATAGCACTTGTTGATTTTTCTCAAAATTCAATTAACTTTTCTGCATCTGGATTTGAGACAAATAAGTCAGTCATAAGACCTGAGACGTTTTACTATAGCATGCTATCTCCTAGCTTTGATGTAGGTCAGTCAGATGAAAAGGTGCGAGTAAGAGGATATAGCGATGTATCGTATCTAGATGATAACTCATATGCTACAACGTCACCTGTATTCGATGTTACACCAAGTGAAATTCCAGATGATGATACGAGGTTTACAATAGACTATTCTGCAATGAAGGCATTAAATGAGGACATCATGAGCCTTTTCTCATCTTTAGAGTTTTTTGATAATGCCTTAGGAAAGCCAAATCTTCTATTTGACGAGACATATCCTGATTTAGATTATATGAGAGAGGTTTACTTTAACAGGCTTGAAAAGAAGCTAAACGTTCAGGCGTTTTTTGACTTCTTCAAGTGGTTTGATACAGCGCTTGGATCTTTAATTGAGCAGGTGATTCCAAGAAAGACAAAGTTTATGGGAATTAATTTTGTTATCGAGTCACACGTTCTTGAAAGACACAGGTTTAGATACTTATTTGATGAGATATATCTGCAAGGATTTGAGAGAGATGTTGATGCGAGAGGTGTGCGTGTTGAGGATGATGTCCTCGAGGCACTTTTAAATGCTGAGTGATGGAGTTGTGTTAGATGGCAATTGTACCGTTTAGAGATCGAGGAATACGTGATGTAAACAGGATCATATCTCGTGCAACAGCTGTCTCTAGCTCTCTTGGAAACTCTGTTGATCAATTTAGGCAGGGTGTCAGTGTTAGAGACTTTAGTGACTATAGACAGAGCCTAAGCCCCATAATCATGGGTGGAGAGTTTCCTGACGGGACTGGTGATAGATTTAGTCATGAGATGAAGACCATTCTATATGGCCAACCAAAGCTTCATGAGGATCCAGGGCCAGACGGAGTTCCGTCTCCATTTATTGACATAATTGGAAAGGTTAATCCAGAAGATTATATTAACGATGCAGGCGGTGAGCAATATCCAGTTGTGCTGTCAACACCGTTTTTTCTCGACCCAGGTCAGATGGACGGTGTTATTGAGCCTCTCGCAATACGTGCAGGTCTTGTCGGTGCGTCAATAGAATCTCCGTTTGTGTCTCATAAAATACGTGCCTCCTTGCAGTCAGACGCAACACAGGATGCCAATAGAGACTGTGTCATGATCTCACAAAGGATCGAATTCAGCCCAGTTACTAAGTCTGCATATTTTGAGTCATCTGAGGGGTTATCCGGTCCAAGGCTGCCAGGAATACAGACGGGTTCTATTGCAATACCTGCCAGCAGCTCCAATGAGCAGATATCTGGAAGCTTTGCGTATCTATTTCAGCCTGGAATTGTGTCATCATTTAGGTCAAATGTCATTCCATTTGATGATTCACAAGGGTTATTTCCAAAGCTAGCAATAGGAGATGATCACTCAACAGGCGCAAGCGGTTCTCTAATGATAGAGAGCATATCAGGTAGCTTTAGAGATCGAGGTCCGTATGGAACACGTTTTAAGTCTGCAACAGCAGGGTTTATCTTTAGAGAGATATCTGTAACCGGAAGCGATACAGGATGCAGCACAGTTCTTGGAACTGATTCAATTGCATTTGCAGGATTGAAGAGATGAGCAGTATTGACATAATTAGCGGAACACAGACAAGATTTCTTGG